TGCTGCTATCCGCTCAGGCACTGATCAATTTCGACCCGGCGACCGCGCGATGACCGTCGCCACCGAATTCGAGCAGATCGACAGCGGCATGGTGCTCAGCAACGCCATTCTGCTGTATCGCGGCAGCTCGGCAGCAGACCGGCACCCTTACGCCGCCCACCTGCAACAGGCGCCGGCTTTGGCCACCATCCACCCGGTCGAGGACGCGCACGCGACCAAGATCGCGATCGTCTTCGGCGGGCTCGATCGTCCCGACGGCCCGTCGACCGCGGCCCGACTCTGCGCGGCCGGCATGTTCCTGCCGATGACCCGCAGCCCCTTCGCCGGAGATCCTCATGCAGAGTGAACGCCACTACCTTCCGGACGCCTACGGCAACCGCATCATCGACGTCCTGCTCGTCGGCTGCGGCGGCAACGGCGCGCAGATGCTGATGGGCCTCGCCGCCCTCGATACCGCGCTACGCGCAATTTCGTCGCGGTCGCTGCACGTCACCGTCGTCGACGACGACACGGTCAGCGAGGCGAACCTCGGCCGTCAGCCCTTCTACCGCTGCGACCTGGGCGCGTCGAAGGCGCGGACCCTGGTCGAGCGGATCAATATCGCCCACGGCCTCGACTGGCGCGCGATCCACGGCCGCGCGCCGGCCGCGATCGGAAGCGACCGCTGTGATCTACTGATTACCTGCGTCGACACCGCCGCCGCCCGCCGCACGATCGGCGCGGCGATCGTCGATGGCCGACCGGCCCCGCGCTATTGGCTCGACCTGGGAAATCGCGCGACCGATGGGCAATTCCTGATCGGCTGCCCGCGCCCGTCCGCCGGCGACAGGCCCGACCGCCTGCCGACCGTGCTCGAATACTTCCCCGAGCTGGCCGACGACAGCGCGCCCGAGGACGACGCGCCATCCTGCTCGGTCGCCGAAGCACTCGAACGCCAGTCGCTGTTCGTCAACCGCGTCGTCGCCAGCCACGCGCTGGCGCTGCTGTTCGACCTGCTCGGCCGCGGCTCGATCGGCCACGCCGGTGGCTTCATCAACCTCGCCAGCGGCCAGGCCGTCCCGATCCCGCTGCCGGCGCCCATTCCTACCCAAAAGCACGAAGAGGAGCCGGCCGATGCCGAGTGAGGACATGACCCAGGCACAAGCAACCCCCGCCGGACAGGTGGAAGTGACGCAGGCGCTTCTGCCGTGCCCGTTCTGCGGCGGTGAGGCCAAGCGCATTACGATCGAGGACGGCGTCGATCAGGGCGGTGACGTGATCTACTGCACCGGCGTCTGCGGCGCCTCCAGCCATGTCGCGTTCGGGCGCAAGGAGAACTTGGTCAGCCTCTGGAACTGTCGCGCCCCAGATACTCGATCTGCTGACGTGCCGGTGCACCATATTGCCGGCATTGGCAAAATGGCTGCCGAACTCGCCAAGCAGGCGGAAGACTGGCGGCATAACGGCTACACCCGGGTCTATCTGGCTCAGCTACACGATCGTCTCGCCGCCCTTAGCCCCACCCATACGGTATCTGACATGGGGGTGGATGCGCCACAGAGGGGCGGAGAAGTGCTTCGGGCCTTCGTTCAGACAATCGCGGACATGCAGGGCGATGAATTGGACGCTCACGGGTCGCCAGAGCTGCGGGAGGCTGCACGCGCCGCCCTCACCGCAGACAAGCCCGAGGATACGCAGGCAAAGTCCACATCCGACAGGCTCGCTAACGATGCCGCAGCGAAGGCGCTGTACGATAGCTGGTCAAGTCAGCCAGGCTGGGTGCCGTGGGTCGAGCGCGGCAATAGCGATATGCAGGAAGAGGCGCGCCGTCTCGCAGCCCGATCGGGTGCGGAATGAGCCGGGGAAAGTGGCGCCTGTATAGCGGGGTCGGAATTCCGTGTGATCTGGCCTCCTACGTGGACGTATGCGACGGACCTCATGCCGTCTGGAACGACGTCTTAGCATCGCAGGCCTTCGACGCGGAGGTCACACACTGGCGACCGTCGCCTGATGAGCGCGCCCGCACCGCCCTCTCTCAGGGGGACCGGTAATGGCTGCGATCACTTTGACCGCTGACATGCCGATCATGCTCACCAGCGCGTTTCGTCAGAGGATCACCCGCGGTGAGCGCTTAGTGCACGTGCGGTCGGTGCCGCTTACCGTGTTTGTCGACGTGCACGAGCGGCAGTCGGACGCCAATCACGGCCAGTCGCTGGCTCGCATTCGAGAACGAGGCGGTTTCGACGCGACGGAGATGGTCGCGGTGCTGGCGTGCCTGCATTACCGCGCAATCAAAGGCCTGTCGGAAGAAGCTGCGCACCGCATCCTCTACGCCTTCACCTCCACCCATAATCGCGGGATGCGTGTCGCCGAAGCCGCAGCGCGCAGGGAGCACGCCGCATGACCACCATCCCCCCTGTGGCTGACGAAGAAGCGATGCGGATTGCCGGGACGCTGACGAAGGCACAGCTTCATGTGCTTAAACATTCGCTCGGCGTGGCGGACAAAAAACGTGCGCCAAAGACATTCTACCGCTCGCACTTCGTCACGGGCGAGGGAAGCGACGATCATCCGGACTGCATGGCTCTACACCAGCTTGGCCTGATGACGCGGCAGAGAGCACGCGCAATCTTTGGCGGGATGGACTGTTTCAACGTCACTGGCCGTGGCGAAATCATCTGCAGAGCCGCCCTGCAGAATGAGGGCGCTGGCGAACGGTCATGACCTGGGTCCCCCGCCCTGATCAGTATGATGTAGCATGGTGGGGTCCCCCGCCAGCGCTAGTTCTGGACTGTCTGAAGAGGCTTCGGAGCGACCGCGCTGCGGGCGACCCGCGCGGCGTCGATCGTGGCAAGCTGACCGCAGCCGCAGCGGAACAGCGCGCCACCTGCGCGACCGCGCTCGTCCGGCTGTGGACGATCTTCGCTGAGCGTCGGACCGTCGACCTCTCCGATCCGGTCTCCGCATTGGGCGCGAGCTGGGCGACCCTGCAGACCGACGCCGAGGCGGCGTTCCAGGCCGCGCTTTTGCGCGCGAAGGCCACACCGTCCGACGACCATATGACGGCGCGCTACGTGCTGGGCTTCGTCGAATATTGGCTGCGTTCGAGCGACGGCCAGGCACCAGCGATCGTCACACAGCATGTACCTCGAGACCGGAAAGCAGCATGAGCGCGCCCGCTATCATTCGCCAGGACGATCTGACGCGAATTTTGAAGGCGTCTAAGGCGGCGGCATGCCCGGTGTCGATCACGATCGAGCCCGGCGGTAACATTGTCATTCTGCCGATATCGGCAGAGACTGCCCCGACAGCGAATCCTTGGGACGAGGACGATGACTAAGCGAAGCTGGCTGCCCGAGGGCGTCACCGAATGGAAGGATCGCCACGGCAAGCCGCGCTATCGCTTTCGGAAGAAGGGCCTGCCGACCCACAACTTCCGACATCAGCCGGGAACGCAGGAATTCATGGTCGAGTACCGGGGAGCCGTCGAGGCGGCACCGGTCAGCGCCAAGCTGAAGGTCGCGACCCCAGGCAGTTTCGACGATCTAGCCGCGCGATTCTACGCTACGCCGCGGTGGAAGAGCATGAAGCCGTCGTCGCAGGAGACGTATCGGGGCATCATCGACCGCTTCCGCGATCGTAAGAAAAAGGGTGTCCGCTATGGTGATCTCCCCGTGCGGATGGTCACCGTCGCGCATCTCGACGCCATCCTCGGCAAGATGTCCGACACGCCGGCCGCGGCGAATAACCTCCGCAAGGCGCTGAAGCGGCTGTTCGCCTATGCGATCAAGCTGGGGTGGCGCGCCGACAATCCCGCCGCGCTCACCGATAGCTTCAAGGCTGGGAAGGGTTGGCATACCTGGACCGACGACGAAATCGAGCAGTACCGCGCATATCACGCGTACGGCACCAGGGCGCGCCTGGCACTGGAATTGACGCTCAACACGGCCGCCCGCCGCTGCAACATCGCGAACCTGACCCGCACCGACTTGCGCGGCGGCAAATTCTACGTCGAGCACGTGAAGGGCTGTGACCCGACCATCGTGCGCGCCGCGCCGGAAACGCTGAAGGCGATCGAGGCGATGGAAGTGACTGGCATCGGCAACTTCTTGGTGACGAGATACGGCAAGCCCATCTCGGTCGAAGGGCTCGGCATCCAGATGCGCCGCTGGGCGAATGAGGCCGGACTGCCCCACTGTTCGATCCATGGGCTGCGCAAGGCGCAAAGCCGGCGACTAGCGGAATCGGGAGCGACGTCGCTGCAGGGCCGAGCGGTCACCGGCCACAAGACAGATCGCACCTTCGCCTATTACGCCGAACAAGCGGATCGCGAAGCGCTGGCAGACGCCGCGTTGGCAAACCTCGCAGATCGAAAAATGCCTAACCCGGCAAAAAGCTAAC